AGCATGACTAAGATCAAATTTTCGATCTAATATAGCATATTCACCTATACCTTGTTGTCCTAAATATATAATTTGTTCTTCTATTGTTTCTAAAGCAAGTCTTCCGGTATAATCTTTAAAATATACCCCTAATTGTCCTCCAAAACTTCTACCCCAAAGCTTAGTAATATCTGGAGAACCTTTAAAATCTTTTAATATTTTCATAGTATTTGGGGCACCTGCTACAAATCTTGTAACAGTTCCCTCTACTATACCATTTGCTACAGAAGACCCTAGTATTTGAAGATCACTTATATCAGCAAATGCCATAGTTTTATTTATATCCGCCATAGCATTAGCATAATCAAATTCACTTATTTGTCCATTCTCAAAAGCCTGCGTTAATAAACGCCCTTGGTCTTCAGCCATTTTATAAAGCTCTTGTTGAATATTTAGTTGTCTATATTTTTCTGTTCCTGAAGTAACCCCAAAAGTACTAGCAATTGCCCACTTGGTATAGGGATCAGACCATTGTAATCCTTTACCTAAAGCACCTGTTCCGATAGCCATAATTACATTAGGGCCTTGCTGTCCTAATGTTCTTAAAACATATTCGCCACTTAATTCAGGAGCAACCATAGTTTTATAATACTCATTTCTTTGATTCATTAACTTTTGCTCATTTTGAGCCCAGTCCGAGCCTAGCAATGTTGGTACACTAAGCGCAATACTTTTAGTTGCATCATAAAAATCTTTAACAAATAATGCCCCTAAATCATATTCTTTAAAAGACAAATCAATCAGCGAATGATCTCTATCTTTACTATAGTCTTTTAATGCTTTTACCTCTTCTAATACTTGTCGTATATAATTTTGTTTTTCTTCTTGTAATGTTGATGTAAGCGCTTGAAGTTTATAAAATTCTGCATTTTGAGTAATAAAATTTTCTTCTTCTGAAGATGTTAATTTTCTATCTTTAGGCCTAATTAATTCTGCTGTAATTTGTCCATTAGTATCTATATAGCTTAAAGTAGATCCTTTTGGTAATTCATTATATATTTTATTTAATTGATAATCTATCAAATTTGAAATATTATTAGTAGCCTGTCTAATAGTCTTCATTTTTTTATCTATACTATTTTCTAATAAATCCGCAGGTATTCCTTCCCAGCGCGCTGCCATATCAAACAATGTTTTATCATCACCTAAATCTGCTATAATATTCTCGAATAAAGGTTTTGTAGCTTCATCTAATAATTTTTCTTCAGCATTCTTTAAACCTGAGTTTATGTGTTGAGATAACCACCCTCCTGTTAATAATTTTTTTACTAATTCCGGCGGTAGAGCAGGTATAGGATCTTGGTCAAAACCTATGATATTAAATCTATCAATAACCTCAGGGGATTCTCCGTTTAAATAAGCTTCAAATATATTTTTATATTGAGTTTCACTTATAGCATTCTTCAGTTTACTAAACCCAGGACCAGCACCCCCTATTTTAGTATTTAATAAATAATCTTTTAATTCAGATAAATTAGTTTTAAGAAGTTCTATTTCTTCTGTAGTAAATAAAGGCTCTTGTGTAATTGGATCTTTTTGTAATCCAGCAGCAATAGGAATTTGAATATTAAAATCTTCATTTAGATAAGCTGCATAAGTTTTTGTAGGATTGTTTTTTATAATAGCCGTTTGTTCCTTTAAAGTTCTTTCTTTATTCTGCCTTACTTGGCTATATACATCAAAAGCGTCTTTCATTAAAATATCCTCTTCTTCTGGTTTTAACCTCTTTCTTAAATAACTTTGTATATTGCTTTCTAAATTTTGATCTTTAAAGGCAAGAGTTCTATCATCTTTTGTATCATCTTCACTATAACCTTGGTCTGTAGCTAAAACATCACCTGTTTCTGTATCAGTTAATATTTGACCATCTTCTGTATAGGTAATATTCATACCCATTTTATTTAACTGTTGGTTTACATAATCAAGACCTATTCTTTTATTTTCGAAGTCCCTATACAATGCCATGCTGATTCCACTTAACCGTTCTTGGCCATTTAATTGGGCATCATAGTTTTTTAATTTTTCCAACACTTCTTTAGCCTCTGCTTCCCCTGCGTCTGTATTAGGTTGTAAATCTAGTATTACAACTTCTTTTCCTAAATGAATACGAACAGCATCACCAGTCTCTGCTTTTTCAATATTAATACTTTTATATTTTTGTGACAAAAAATCTACAACTGATTCCTCCCCTTTATATATAATAGTTTCAGGAACTTCAAGATTCATTTCGGAATCGGCACTATATAGTTTATTTTTTTCTGTAGCGACTCTATCTTTAGCTGCTTTAATTCTTCCGGCTAATGCAAATATTGAAGACGGTAAATTCTTAGGGTTACTAATTCTTTCTAATTCCTTTTCAGCATCTCTTAGGGGCTGATATATAGGACTTTCTACATCTGTTGTTAAGTCTTCTAAAGTACCAGTATCTAAATTAAAATCTACAATACTTTCATCAACATCAGTATCAATACTCTTTACAGGATCTATTTTAAGCTCTGGTATTTCATTTGGCCCGCGTGAATCAGGAATCATTTGCAAATTATATTTAGCAATATATTCATCGGTACCAATGTTTTCACTAGCCGCGGCTTCTTCTAATCCTAATTGATCAAAGACTTCGTCTGTTTCAACATTTTTATATAACATAAATATTATTTTTTAAATTTTCTCTCCGGGAAAAGCCATAGCTGAAATAAATTTTTGTTGCTATTAGGTTCCATACCGCCGGTCAAACTAGTCTCACCACGCCAAGAAATTACACCATCCCCTAGGTTGACAAGTACTTGAGGTTCAAATTTATTTGATTGATTATTCCAAAAAATTCTTCTTTTCTGATTCTCATTATTCCTACCACCTATCAATACAGTTCCTGCTTTATAACCTCCTCCTTTAATTTCTTTTGTATTTAAGAAATTATTATAAATAGTATTAAGACGATATTGTGCTGAGTCTTTTGATACATAATTTGGATTCGACGTTAAGTTTCCTATATTTTCAATAGAGAAATATGCATAAGCATTTGGGTTTTCATTTTCTGTCATTCCTTTTTCCCATGCCACCATTTTTGTAACATTTACTCCTTTTTTCCTTAAAGCTTCTATATCTGCAGCAGTTAATTTATTATATTCTAAATTAAAACCAGGCTGGCCAGCATATTCATTTTTCCCTAGTTTAATACCCATGTCATTAGAATAAGCATTTAATTCAAATTCTGCAAGTGCAGCTTCTTGTTCTTTCGGTGATAATTTTAAAAATTCATTAATTTTAAATTCAGCACCCATTTTTAGCCTTTGTTCTATATACGCTTGCAGCTCACCGGGTTGCATTGTTTTTAATGCAGCCAAGCGCCCTTTAAAAGCTACGCTATTCACAAAACTATTTTCTATTCTATCTTTATCTATCCAAATTTTATTTTTGTATTGTAGTTTTATACCATCTGGAGTAGGTTCACTATACATTCCCAAATCAACTTCAACATCGTTACTTAATTCCCCATTTGGTTTTGTAATTTTAGTTTGCTCATTTATTTCATCATAATTAGTTCCAGCAGTCAGTTCTTCTAGTACTCCACCTTCCCATCGATTTAAATCTCTTTCCCAGTGTATCGTAATATATCCATTTTCATCTTCCTTATAGTCATCTGAGTTTTGAAAAGCAGCTATATTTTTAATCAAATCATGATTTCTTTTTATTTTAGTGTCTACAGTTAAAATATTCTGATAACGCCCATCAGCGCCTTTTTTATGGTTTAATGTTTTTGTACTTGTTACTCCTTCTATACGTTTTTCTGCTAGTGCAATCCCGGCAAACTGAGAGCCTGTTTTATCTGCCATAGTCTCTCCTTGCCAAAAATAGTTTTCTATTTCCGCAGGATTCATTCCTTTAATAACCTCCACATCTGCCCCAATAACACCTGCTGCATTTTTCATTCTTGATTGAAAATTATCTGAAATATTTACAATATTTTGTAATTCTTCCCTTTCTTTTCTAGTTAAACCAGTCTCAGTACGTAATAATGTTTTCGCTTCAATTGCTCCCATTCCAAATGCTTCACTACCATTTAATAATCCTTCACCAATAACCCTAGCTTGCTCAATTATAGTTTGATTTTTACCTAGATTTTTTGAGGCATATGTATCTAAAGCTGTATTGAGATCTTCATTTTCAGTCAATGCAGTTTCATTCCATGCTAAAGCTCTAAGATTAGCCGCTTCTTCTGCTTCTTCTTGTAATTTATCGAACCTTTTCCTTCTTTCAGCCATTTGTTGAACAACTGTTTGAGTTACCCCAGCGGCAGCTTCAGCCCATGCTTTTGCCCCGTATAAATCTTGTATTATTGTTGGATTATCGTATGCTCCCATTTTATATTTATTTAAATTTTTATCATTAACCGGCGCCGCCTATAGCACTAGTAACTCCAGAGGCAGCTTGCCCCCAAGCAGCAGCTTGTGCTTGTGCTGCTGAAGCTTGATTAGCCATAGCTTGTTGTTGTTGACCCGCTGCATGATTTAAATCTGCCATACTCCTTTGATCTCTCATTTGCATAACAAATTGATCCCCTGCGGCTTCTTGTGTTTGCAGTCTTTGTCCCTCTTGTACCATCATTTGATCATACATTTGTTGGGTACTTATTTTCATTTTTTGCGCATTTTGTTCTCCTTGCGCTCTTAATTGTGCATTCTTAGCTTCTTGCTGTTCTATATTTGCAGAAATTCCCTTTTTACTTTGTAAGGCTGCTTGTGCTAAAGCTGTTGCACCACCTGCACTAGCTCCTGTTGCTGCTAAATTATCTAAAGCATTAGCTAAAGCAATATCAGCTTGTTGAGCTTGCATTTCTGCTGCCATAGTAGCAACACCTAAATTAGCAAACGGATTAGTTGCCATGTCGGTTAAGTTATTAATCATACCTGACAAATCCTGATTATTAGCATAAGGGTTTATAATAGGTACCCTTTGTGATTTAATTCTAGCCATACTAGCGGTGGCTGCTGCTTTAGCTCTATCAGCCTTACGTTCTGCTTTTTTAGCTTTACCCGCGGCTACTGCGCCACCTACTACGGCTACTGCCGCCATTGCTGTTACTGCTCCCATGTTTATATTTGTTTTGCTATTTCATATGATGGTTTTGAATCCACCGTATATCCCAATTGTTTATGGGAATTAATTAAGTTTTTATTTCTACCAATGCTTAAGATTATTTTACACCCGCTATTACGAGCAACATGCTCCATACCAGTTATTAATAATTCTATAGCATCTTTTTTATCTTTATTTTTATAGTTTTTATCAGAGACAATCCATTCCATCCAACCCACCTTGGAGTTAGTAGTGTATAAAAATCCCGCTACTATTGGAGTCTTGTTTTTTTCAACGATAAAACCTCCTGTGCCATTATTAGGCAACATGTCTTTTGTAGGGTGTTGTTTCCATTCTGAATACATTCCCCACCATTTTACTAACAAATCCCAATCCGATTCGGTTAGTTTTCTAATATTTAATTCCATATAATTTTATTTAATAAGATGATTCTGCAAATTCTGTAGAAACTGCGAATAATTCATTTGTTCCTGATGTTGCTGTATTTGTAGCGCTAAAAGTTGCTGTTGCAAAAAACCCTTTAACACCAGATATTGAGCTACCATATATAACTTCACCCGCCGCTATTGCAGTAGTATTTATAATATTAGCAAAATATTTATCTTCTTTTGGTTTAAAAGTATTTTTTAAATAATTATTTTCAAAATCAGTTAAGCTAGTTGGCAATGTAAATACATCTACAGGGTTAGCGGTATCTTGGTTGGTGGTTAAAGAAGCTAAGCCCCAGTTATTTCCACCTTCATAGTTTATAGTTTTAAAAGATTTAACTAGTGAAGGATTTGTATTAAAAATAGTAGTTACACTGGAAGCATTATCTGTATTATAAAAATAAGCTCTATTAACATTGTTAGAATAATGTTGATATATGTCTCCTTCAAATATACTATAAAAATTATTAGCTAAGCTAAATATAAAATCAGGAGTATAACTAAAAAAGCTAGGCCACCCAAGTACACTTTCATCAAATGTTAATGTTCGTGAATCTGCCGCTGTATTAACACCTGGCTGAGTGGAAAGTGTATAAACTTTGTTATGAATATCCCATCCACCAGCAATTCTACCTCCATTCAATGAAGATAGAGAATCTCTAAAATAATCATACATACCATAATTAGATATTTCTGTAAGACCATCTTGGGATAGTCTCATTATAGACCCTTTGGTTGCATCAGAAAAATATTTTCTATATCCATATACAGCAAATGATTCTGGATTGGTACCGATACCAAATTCCCCAGCATAAGGCTGAACTTGTCCTATTACTAAATTTGTACTTGTTGTTATAGGTTGACCTTCAGCTGAATAAATAGCATCTTTATCTATTAATGCTCTATTAACTTTTCGCTCTTGGAATATAACTAAATTTGTATCTTCGGCATAAAGTTTTTGTATAGTACCTTTAGCAGGGTCTACAGTTCTAGTTATATCGTTGGCTATAGAAAATTGATTAGTTTCATTAACACCAGTTCTTGAATTAAGTATACCAGAATAAATTATACTATTGCCTAAATATTGTTGTCCAGGTAAATCTGCAACTATATAAGCACGCGGAGCAATACCTGCAAAAGGTTTGTTAAAATCTCCTTTTATACGAGACTCTTCTACATACCAGTTATAAGCAGCAGCAGCAGCTGATACTAAATTGACTTTCTTTAGAATGTATGTATTAAAATATTGTATTTGTATAGTCGCTGCCATAATTTATAATTACGTGTTTTTTAATTAATTACGCCCCAGGCCAAGGCCCGCTAAATGGATACGATGTTCCAATTACTGGCGGCGTTGTAGGATTTATTTGTTGTACATTATTATAAGCTACCGGAGGGGTATTCCCAGGAGAATATTTTAATGTAAGTGTTTGTCCTTCACCACATTCTATGGGGTCTACTGGTAAACTTAAATTAACCATTACACATTTACTCCAATCATAATCTACTCCATCAAGATTCCCTTTATCTCCAGGTGTTACACCAGCATTTATTTGTGCTGGAGGAGGGTTAAATGCCTCTAATTTAGCAAGTTCTACATAAGCGCCAGCCCAAGGATTTGTAGCATCATAAACATTAACATTAGGAAAAGATCCTGATAACCAACCTACGGCTCCAGACCCATTTGCCGGAGAATTAGTAGCGCCAGTATTAGTACCACCCGCTGTCCAACTTAATGTAGTAGAACCTGTAGTTGCTGTAGAATTAGTATATATCCATATATGTTGAGCTGTACTTTTCCAATTTTGTACTTCACCAACAAAATGAGGTTTTACAGGTACACCAGGGTTTTGACAACCTGGCCCCATTTGAGTTAAACTAGTGGATTGTTCAAATCCAGCAGCAGCACTATAATTAGGATAATAAGAATAAACTACACTACCATCATATCTTATATCTGTAGGGGTAAATATTATTTCTAAATCCTTATATGCTTCAGAGCCATTAGTATCATAAAGTCTTAAATTTAAAGTATGCTGAACTGGATTCCAATTATAAGTACTTCTCCTTCGCAATTCTACTCCCCAATAATTATCTGGAGGAACATTAGCACAATCAAATCCAGCAGGTATAACTCCGTCGTTAGCTGTATGAAAATAATAATCAATATCACTTGCTGTCGCAGCATTACCTGTGGCGCCACCGCTTATTGTTGCCCCACCATCTACGTCTGCAATATTAATAGAAAAAATAACCCATTTTAAATTACTTGTAGACTCACAATCATTACAACTCCCATTCCATCCTTTAACAAACCCTGCATTAGTACCGAGCCCATTAAAAGTTGAATGAGGTCTTAAAATTACTGTATCAGTAACGTCTACATTAGGGGACAGCCCTAATTCTACTAAAGGATCTTTATTCCTTAATTCAGTTGAACTATTTCCAATAGTATGAATAGCTACTGTGCTATCAGCCTGTGTAAATGTTATTTCAAACCAATAATGTTGTGTCCAAGGATAAGTATCAGGGGTACAAGATTGAGGATTATCTAATCTTAAATAATATCCACCTTGATTTGCCCCAACAGTAACTTGCACTAAACTAAAATCTGCACTTCTATCTGAGCCTGTATTTATAGATCCATTTTGATTATATTCTTTTACTGCTAAAGTTGCAGTAGTAGTCAAATCATTTCCTCCTGGGGTTGTTGGGAAAAATACACTTGATATTTGTGTGCCTGCACAATCATCTTCTTCTATTGAAATATCTGTATCAGTTATTCCATTTATTTTAGTACCTTCAGTTACAACAGCAGTATTTAAATCTGATATTAATCCTGAGGTAGACGATTCCCAGAATAATTCCAATTGACTTATTGTAGGACTAGTTTCATATACTGATAATCCCATAGCCCTTGGATATTCACTGCCTGCAACTGGAGCCACAAAAGTGCCTTCTACCAACCCTATTGTATTTTGTGTATCTATTTTCGCCATTACTGGTCTTTGATCTACATCAAATACAGCATATGGATTTACATTTCCAGCTTGACCATCATAATCCATTTCAGGGAATAAATTAGTAGAAGTACCAAGTAATGAAACACTGTCTGGATTAGTAGTAGGAATATATTGGGTATTATATGAATTTGCTCGATCATTATTTTCTACTCTTCCAAACCAAGTAACCCCACTATTATATTGAACATCTTGTGCGGCTACATCTGATAAATCTCGGGGTACTTTATTAATATTGTCATGAACTAAAACACAAAAAGCTACTTCATCTAATTCAAGTGGGGGTGGGAGACTTGATGGCGGTGAAGAAGGATATCCATTTATTATGCCTGGTAAATATACATTATAATATTCTTGTTCTTGTTGTTTTATTACTACTCTATAAGAATACCACCCTAATTGATTTAAATCATATGTAGAATTATTTACATTTTCATCCGTGAAAGGTTCGGTTCTTACAGATGGATTTGAAGTAACAGTAGTATCTCCTTGCCACATATAGTTATCTGCAATTTCTTTATTAGTATAAAAATAATACTTATTAACAACACCAATCTGAGATAACGATTGTATTTTTACATAGTCAGTATATTTTCCTCTTAAAAATTTTCCTGTATTAAATATACCCGATGCAACAAATCCCATATCGGATTCAACTAAAGTTACTACTACATCAGTAACACCACCTATAAGGGTTTGACTTATCGTTATAGTATCACCTATAGCAAATCCTTTCCCAGGAGTCACTACAGTTATTACACTTACTTTACCAGCACTAACAGTTACATTAATTACTAAGTCTACTCCATCACCACTAGTTGTCCATGCCGCAGCATTGTAAGTAGTAGCGGGGGTTGCAGTTGTAGTTTGAGTAGTTATAGAGGGTTTTAAATCTGTAACACCAATAGCAGTGCCAAGAACAGAAGCTGCTGGAATATAATCTATTTCATATCTATATTGTGCATTATATAATACCCTACCTCTTAATTTATATCCTGTAGTAGCAGGTGCCCCAGAAGTAAAAGTTACTATTATTCCATCTGCACCACTAGCAGTTACACCATATGTGGTGGCATCTACTAAACTCCATCCTGTTCCCGTATTTAACCAAAGTGTAAATAGTGTAGTAGCATCTAAATCGGACTGTGAGAGATTTGTAAAAGTATAAGCAGCTTGGGCCGCTACAGTAGCAATTTCTTGTGTACTCCAATTTAAAAATCCAGGCCAAGGAGATGAATAAGGTTCTTCTACTATATAATTATTAGGATTAGCATATAATCCATCACTTGTAGGGGATGTAATTATACTATCAAATATTAAGTTTAATTCTTGCCCATTCCAACTATCTACACTACCTGCAAACGAAATAGGTTTATATGTAGTAAAATAATTAGAACCTTCTATAGGTTGCCCACCAGCTACTAACACATTATCTTTTGAAGATAAAATTACATCACTTTGTCTTCCCCATTTATCTGCTAATACAATACCTACTTGATAATTTCTATTTTGTTTTACAGAATGTTGAGGATATTCTTCTTGAATTTGAACATCTTTATCGGATTTTTCTACATAATAATCTAGACCAATTGGTTCATCATAACTTTGTGTAAAATTAGCATACATAACCCGGTTAGCTACAATTTCTTGAGCTAATGCCCTAACTGGTACTTTATCATATACTCTAGTAGTTTCATCTACTGGTAAGGTTTTATAAGGAAGTATTGATTGATAAGTATATTGATATATAGTAGTATTATTAAGATTAGCTATAAAACTAGCATTTACCGGAACATTTTGTAGTATTTTATAATCTAAAGCATCTGATTCTTTAAATACTATTTCTATTTCTTTTACTTTATAATCAGTTATAATATCTAATGAAGGAAGCTCAATATTTAATATAATATTATTTATACTATTTTGCATAAACTCTACAATAGTAGTTCTAAAAGCATCTTCTTCGTCTTTATTGACAAACTGCCCATCCTGCTGTGGTATAAAACATTCTTGTGTAAAAGGAGCTATTAATGAATATTCATCATCATCAAATTTAAATCTATAACTAAATCTTACAAATTTATCTTTTAATAATTCTGGATCACCCTGCCATCCTTTAAAAGTAGCATTTCGCGTTAATCTTATTGATCTGCCTACTCCCATATCAGCAGCAGTAGATCCTCCGTTTGTTAATACCGCTCCAGTAGCATTAACTGTAGGTAAAGTTAAATAATCATCGCTAGTATCACTAGTCCAAAAAGTAGCAGTATCAACAGCATCTGCACCAATATTACTAAAAATACCTGCAGCGCTTACTTCTCCCGCGGGTAATCCATCAAAACCACTTGAATTATTTCCTGGGTTAGTCCATAAATTAATCGATTTTAAGGCTAAAGCTGAATCTACATCCCCACTACCACCATTTCCTAAAAGAAGAGCTGTATAATCCGCATCAGTAGCTAAACTATATCCATAAGGAGCTAAGTTCCTTGCATCTTCAACTGCATATTTATTATATAATTTTCCATATGTTACACCATTTGCTAATTCAAAATCATAATAACACCAAGCACCTGTTCCTGCTGCATTAAAATCAGTCCATTGAGATGGGGTAATAGCTTGTGATATTTCATCTCCATTTCTGTAACGTGCTACACTTAAGTTTTCTGTAGTCCAATCAATTAAATCAATTCTTACATAAGGCTGATCCTCAGCATCGCTCATTGTGGAAGGGCTAATTACACTGCTAGGTAAATCATATTGCACTGCTTGAACTCTTAAATCGATAACAGCTGGTGCTAAAAATGGAGAGTATTTACATACTGATATACTTTGCTCAGTTTGATAATATCCAGCAGCTCCTGGATTACTTGAAGCAGTTCTAACATTTATTTTTCTCGGTTGATTTAAGTTATCTGTCCAGAATAATAATTCTTCAATTAAATTTATACCATATATATGTGAAGCAGTAGAAAAATTTAAAAATCTTCCATCGCCCGCAGTAGGCCCACCTACTAATATAAGATGAGAATTACTACTAGGACTATATCTACATATTTGGCATATAGCTGTAGATGGAATTTCTCCAGCCCCATCCCAATTTGTAAGCATATAATAAACATATCCATTAGTTTCATCCACATAAAATCCTATAGCTTCTAACCCTGCGGCATTTTGATATATTCTTTCATTACCTAAAATAGCCTCTAATGCCCCTACATCACTGCCTTCTGACCTAGATATAGCAATATTATGTGCATCTCTATATTCATTATTAGGGATTAATCTTTCATCAAGATCCTTATTCATTTTGGATCTTATGAAACTATTTTTAGATTCTGCCATTTAATTTAATGTTTTATTGTTTCCAGCTGCCTCCTCTTGCAAAATCAACCATTCGATCTTTTGCTTTTTTTCCATGGAATTTATATACTTCTTTTCTTTCTAAGGCCTGATTATAAGTTTGATTTGACCAATTACCGCCCTCGTCCCTATATATAGATGCCCAAGCTTGGTTTGTATTATCATCTGCCATTAAGTGACTAGATTGTTTATGACCTTCATATTGGGGAGTATTATGAAATTGATAATCCCCAAGAGTACCGGTTACATAAGTTGTATAGCCATCTCTAGATCTTCTAGCATGTCGTTTTTTAAATAAAGGTGGGAAAAGTTTTGACATAATTAATGTTTTATCCATTTAGATTTTCCACGCATCACTTGTACTATTTCATCAAGTTTTATATTAGATAATCTTATTTTTGCGTTTCTTAATTTAGCGCTTTTTTCTTGTCTTAATCTTCTTACAACATATTCTGGCTGGTTTATTCTAGTAGAGATAAGAGCATGTAGTATATAAGCATACATTGCATCTTCAGCTAATTTTGGTACCCTACTATCTAAATCATAGGCTAAACCATCAGATAAATATTCAAATACTATTAATTTATTTACTAAGTTGCTAGAAAAAGATAATAAACCATCCCTTTCGTTTAAGTTAAACCAACCATTAGCCTGTGCATATTGTGCATCTTGACCATATAATTGTCCCCAACTAGCACCTAGCCAATTACCTGTGTAATCCCAGTTATATGCCCACAAATCATTTGTAAAATCATTTAATACAAATGCACCATTAATCATTTTATCATTAGCAGTATGCCATCTTTCTTGAGTAATAGAGGTTCCTTCAACCTCATTTCCAAAATTATCTTGAGTAGGTATACCTGCTGAATCTTGAGCCGGAGTATAATAAGGACTAGTAGTTAAATTATTAGTAGGATAAATAATATGTTGAACACCTAAGAAATCTACCCATGAACACCTAACGTAATTTACAAAATCTTGAGGTAAAACTAAAGTCAAACTTTCAGGAATAGTTAACTCTGAGGATTTAATTGATTTTAAAGTATCATAACTAAATTCTTGCATTGCCCTTTTAGCAAAAAATATAACATCAGTTCTTTTTGCATTAGGTAATAATTTATTTTGACCAACATATCCTACTAAAAAATTATTAACTACATCATTTAATTTAATATATTGATATCCGCCATAGTTATCTTCTACTGTTTCACCATAAGCTTTTTCTGCTTCTGTTGCTCCATATTTCCCACCACTTAAAATAGTTAATTGAACTACTATATATAATCCATTAGCGGGCTCAGCACCTGGGGGGAATGTTATAATATTATTTGCTACAGAAAAGGCAGTCAAATACTCAGTATAAGACCCTTGGGTTCCACTAGTACTAGTATAAATTTTAAAGTTATTTAAAGAATAATCAACATTAGTAGGATCCCAGCTGCCTAAATACAAATCTGTATTAAATGTAGTTGTAAAGGTTCTTTGAACACCATCGCCCCTAAATCCTTGAGCACCTGCATAATACTGTTGAGCAGTCTCAGTTATTAATCCATTGTTTGGTGGTTGTACTACACTAGCCATAATTTATTATTGTTTTTCGTTTATTTCGTTAGCAGCTAATTCCTGTCCAGCTGCTTGTACTACTGAAGGGTCTTTAATAGTTACCCCTGCATATTTTAATATTTCTAATATAACTATAGTTGTTTCAGATATATCTAATTCAAAATCTACAGAAGTGGTACCATCATATACATATTGACCATCGCCCCCAGAAGTAAAATCCCATATTACATCAACTGGTTGTCTTAAATAAGATAAAGTTACTTCTGATGTTATAGCCTGAGGATATATTATTATTCTTCTATTCTCATATACATATACCGGGAAAAAGTTACTAGGTTTAGTAATAGTAGACATATTCATTTGAGCTAATTCATTTCTTTGAACTGCTTGAACTTCTTTATCAGTTTTATAAAACACTGTACCTAATTTATAAAAATCTTGAGGTGTTACATTAATTTGAATATTATTTGCTGCACCTGTAGCAATAGCCGTAACCAAATTCAAGCTTCCACCTGTAATAGTATAGTCTACAGCTGGTGTTAAAGCAACACCGGCATTAGTAACTTCTACAACACCTGAATTAACTTGTGCTTGCGTTATTGTTGTTAATGGATATACTAATTGAAGTGAAACACTAGAAAATAATTGAGTTAGTGTTACAGCACCCGAAGTAGATGGGATATCAAAATAGTCTTCTCCCGTGGCGGGATTGACATAGGTAGCAGTTCCTGTAGTTTTAAAAATATCTAATTTTTCTTCTACAGTTTTATAACGATCTCCATATTCACTTTCGTTTTGAGGTACACGTAATTGTTGATTTAATGTCTCAAAATAGGTTTCAAATATTTCTAATTGAACTTGAGTTGCTATTTTATTAAACTCATAGGGAGTTAAATAACCTCGTTGTTCTTTATTAAATATCAATAAGACTGTTTTATAAACCTTATCTACGTTTATCGCCATGTTATTTATATTATGTTAATAATGAAGTAGCCACCAAAGTGACTACTTATTATTAGTATTTATTATTTCATTTTCTTTTGAATAGACTTATAAACCTCTACTCCTTCATCAGTTTTTAAATATGCAGCAAAAGCAGCATATGGATTTTCATCAAAAGGAACTGTCATCAGTTTTTTATCATTAGTTCTCCAATGAAAACTACGTTGATCTTGAGATAAATATATGATATCTGCTTCTGTAGCTTTAATACCAAAATTTCTCAATTGAACATTATCATCCTTGGCTAATTCAATAAATAATTTAGGGTTTCTTTTAGCAAATAATAAAATGTCTCTTTTTATTTCTTTAGATTCCATTTCACTTACTTTAGTTCCTTTTTCTACTCTTAAAATAGCTTCAGCATGTTCAATTTCCATTCCTTTAGCAGCATTTAATGCCATAATTTCTAACTCTAAATCTATTAATTCATCCTTAGCAACTTCAACAGCATCATGTTCTAAATATTTATGCCCTTTTAATGGGTGATATAAAGATAAGATTTTTTGTAAGTTTTGTTGCGCTTTTGGCACATGCATTACACCATCACGAAATGTGATATGCCCCATTGTTGATTCTCCTTTTTGTTCATCTACAAATACAGAGCCTTGATTAGTAGCATATCTTAATTCTCTTTGTGACCCTAACTCTTCATCAAACCATAATAAAGGATGCTTCCTAGTATGTTTAGAAGGAATAGTTAATGTCAAAGGTCTACTCTTGCCTGTTAAAAAGTAATGTCTATCTTTTATTTCCCATCCTTTTTCTGAAGATGGGACATGTTTTTCTTTTGTTTTTACCATAATATAATATAATTAAATAATTAAATAAAGATACTGGGTGCCGAAGCACCCTATATCTTTAAAGTGATTAAATACCTCTGAATAATACAAAGTTATTTCTAGCTTGAGTAACTAAACATCTTTCAGATAAGAAGTTAACCTCCATTGCATCTAAAGACGAAGTGAAAGCACCACCAACTGAACCAGTTAACCAAGATTTCATACGTCTGTCATCAGCCTGTGAAGCTCTATAACGAACGTGTAAAAATGGTCTTCGGATGTTAGTACCTAAGATTTGATCATAAACAGTAGAAGTACCTGCAGGGACCATAACTCCTTCAATAGAAGCAGGACCAACCATAGCGCCTCTTGTAGAAGCGTCATTTAAGTATTTCCAATCTGTTTTATAAAAGTCATATGAACCTCTTCTGAAACCACTAAAACCTAAGTTTAAAGCCATTTCTTCTGAGTTTTCAAATAACCCATAAGCTACTCCACCTGCTACACCCGAAGATATAGAAGCTAACATATCATCAAAATCAAGAGCAGTATTTCTGTTCAAGAATAACATGTTTTCTTCAATAGCCCCTTGAGTATCAAGGTTTTTAAGAATAGCATCAAAAGCATCGATTCCAGCCGCAGCTGTGAATCCAACTTCTACGTTACCACCATTGCTGATAGCAGCAAAGAGACCTTCAGTACCAAGCATGTTGGCAGTTATAGGACTCGTGGCACCTACTAATTCTCCTTCTACTACAGCCATTTCTAGGTAATCTTCAAACCTAAGTCTTGTTTCAGACTCAGCTTTTAAGAACCATAGATAACCACCTGTACCATCTTCAGTAGCAACTTCTACCCAACCGATCTGAGCTGTGTCAGAGCCGTTGACAGTATATTGACTTCGGATAATAATAGGTGAATTAGTAAATGTAGTAAAAGCAGGATCAACGCTAACCATAGGGTTATTTACTTGTGCTAGAGCATTTGCTCCAACCACAGCGTTACCTGTAGATGTTCCTTTTTGGAATTCAGAACCGTAAACAAATATTTTGTTATTAGCACCATCAGCGATACCAGCAAGCACTAAAGTAGCAGCCGCATAAGGCTGTACAGTAAGTACACCAGTAGTAGTATTACTAGCAGTAACTAAACATTTGCATTCATTTCCAAAATCATCCATAACAACAATTGTTGAAGATGGAGAAACAACGTTTACGATAGCTGGAGGACCAGCAGCAACAGGAATTGTAATTGTTCCTGCCCCTGAGGCAGTTGTACAGTTATCGTAAGATATATGTAATCTATTTTGTTCGGACCAGACTACTTGGTCACTTGTCATAGGCATTTCTGCACCAACCATTCTTAAGAATCCAGATAAAGTTCTATTACCATATCTTTCAACTTCTTGCTCGTATAACTCAGGTAAATATTGTTGAGAAAAATTTACCCCTGCTGCACCAGCAAAGTTAATGTAGTTGGTTTGAAGCGCCAATTGTGATTGACTCGGTACGATCGAGCCAAATTGAGGACTTAAAGCCATAATTTATAATTTTTAATTAGTTAAATTTTCTTGTTTTTATTTTTAATTTAGTTGAATCTAATCCACTAATCGATTTTACTTTCAATCCGCCTATAAAAACGTTTCCATCGGCAACCTGCCTCGGTTCGTCAGTTGATGGGTTTTTGGAAGTTTCAATAACATTTTTAATGCCATCGGCCTTCCCTTGTTCATAAAAATGATGAGCAATTTTATCAGTATTCATTGCAGCATACATAGCCTTGTGATAACCATTCGCATCGACCATATTACCATCTTTATCTAAAAATTTAGAAACAAAGTTGTTAACATCGATTTGAGCATCACTTACCTTACCAGGATCATTAATCTTATATCTAAATTTCTTTTCCCCTACATTGAAATCAAAACCTTTGAATTCATTAGAAAAAAGATTTTTAGTATTAGATCTAAAATCCTCATGCTGTTTAGTAGCTATTTCTTGCTGCGCGTTGTAGCGGTCAAAAAAGTCTAGGGCTTTTTGTTGTTCTTGAGTTACGCCGGGTCTCAACTTGATTTCGTCGTAATATTTTGCTTTAGAACTTTCTAAATAACCTTTGGCTTTTGCAACCTCTTCTTTAAAAGCAAGCTTTTTCTTTTTGATCGTTCTTGCTTCATCCTCATCTTCATCAAAATTAAAATTATCTTCTATTAAAAAAGCAATTTCATCTTTATCAAGATGTGGTTTCGTATTGGAGTAATATTCATATAAAACATTCGTATCATTTAATTTAGAATAATCTTTATTTAATGCTACGTAGTCTTCTACGCTACCCCCAGTTTCTTTCATAAAAGAAACTAATTTTTCTATATTTTCCGGTAAAACAACTTCTGGAACTAATTCAGATTTTGGTTGTTCTACTGTTTTTTCTTTCGATTCTTTAACCTCAATCTCTCCTTTAACTTCTTCAGTTATTTCTTCAATTGGGTTTTCTGGAGATTTAACAACTTCTTTGGATTCTTGAACTTCCACGTTTTCGCTGGTCCGTACAACTTCATCCACCGGTTGTATATCTCTGGTTCGTTTATCCTCAGGTAATTCTCCTGAGCTTCGCTTTGGAACGGCATCTCCTAGTGTTTTTAAATCTTCTGTTTTAACCTTTACTTTTATGTTATCAGGCACAACCTTTCCTTGTGCATCTGGATCATTAAGATCTACTTTTAAAGGTTCATTTTTTTCTTTTCCTAAATTTTTAGGTTTTCGGGGTTTCGACTTTAACTTAAAGTCGCCCTCTTGTCTTACTTCTGTTGGCATAATATAATATTATAAAATTAATAATTAATTAGGTGGAATTACTTGATTTATATCTTCTTGGTATTCACCTAAATTTATGTCTAATCCTCCACCTTGCTCAAAATCTTGTGGAAGACCAGCATTTTGTCTTTGTGTAATCAATTCACTTTGTTGAGTTCCTTGTATTCTTACTCTTTTGTCTTTTCTATCTTCTATATCTTTTTCTTTAGACAATTCTACATTAGCTTTAATTTGAGCTAATTGTTTATTGTATTCAAATTCCTGAGCTAATAATTGTTGTTTTACCTCAAGTTCTGTTTGCATGCGTTGTATTTCAAATTGAGATTTCGCTTGCTCTACACTTACTTTTTGTTCAGTTAAAGCTTGTTGTTTTTGAACCTCAGCCATTGCTAATTCTTGCTGTGATCGAGTATTAGCCTCTGCTTGGGCTTGTATTAATTGTTGTTGTTGAGCCTGATCTCTTTCAATTTTTTGTCTACGTTTTTGCTTTAATAATTGATTGGCTAATTTAAGATTTTTTATTTGTCTTATATCTATAGCGTCTTCTAAATCAATACCCTGTTGTTGTAAAGCTACTTGAATGTTTTGTTCTAATAATGCTTGCGCTTCTTCTTCAGGTTCTAATTCTAAATAAATACCAAAATCATGTGTGCTTAAATTAGATATTTCAGCCAATGTTTGTGCATTAAATAAAGATATACTTTCTATTAATGCATTATGGGTTAAAGGAAAACTTAGTACATCTACTAATTTTTTAGAAATATTTTCACAAATTCTTAAGGCAATATATTGACTAGCTTGATTAATATGTTTAGTTGCAATATTAGATGCGTTAGCTGCCATTTTTTGTAAACCTACTAAAGCATCTTTGTCAGGCATACTCCCGTCTCTTGCTTCATTAAGTCCGGTGACATCTCTTATTAACTGTAAATAGTATTGATAAGTTTGTACTAATGCTGCTAATTTCTGGCCTCCTGATGAAGATTTAAGCTCTTGAATAGGGACTTTACCTCTATTTAATTCTCCATCTTGAGTTAAAGATCTACCAACTATACTACCAGTTTGAAAATACATATTTAATGCTTCAGCTGGATTATAATTTGTACCATTACCAAGATCAACTTCTGCTAAACCATCCATATCTAAGAAAACTCCGTCTGGGACCATCCTAGCTAATACTTGTTGCATTTTTAAATGCGTTAATTGGATCATATCAGCAAACCCAGTTATCTTACCTACTAAAGATTCAATTTTACCTTTATACATTCTAGGCGCACATATACCATAATTCATTTCCACCTTCGTAGTATCAGCTAAAGGTCTAGTCATATTTTCAGCAAGCTGCCATTTAAGCATTGTATTTGTTCCTAGAACTTTAACTCCTTCATATAATACTTCTATACTTCTAGAAACTCTATTATAATTATCACTTGGCGGAGGATTAAACTCATCAGTTTTTTGAATTATTTTATCTAACCCATTGTCTGTATGTTTTAATTTAAATACTTGATTCATGTAAGTTTTATATTCAAAATATAATATTTGAACCGTATTATTATCATAATTACCCCATCCTGTTATATATTGTCTATTTCCAGGCATTTCTTGAATTCTTTGTAATTCTTCATTAGAAATACTAGGAAATTGTTTTTTAAGCTCTGGTATTGTAATAGATTTAACTTCCCCTACATAATATATATCTTCAAAATTTGGATCTTCTGTATAAGAATATATCATATAAGCAGGATCTACATAGTCTACAGTTATTCCATTTGATTTATTAAAATTTGTTTTACAAGAAGCAATTCCACATACTACTAAATCCTGGTTTATTCTGCGTTTTGTTAACTCCCATTTATTTTGAGTTAAAGTTTGTGTTATAGCCTCTTCTTCAGCAATTTCTATAGCTTGCTTATAAGATAATTGCATATGAAGTTCTAATTCCTCTTTTGTTTGAGGTAATTCTAATGCAGATAAATTAGACTGTTGAACATCAACCCCTAGGTTTTCTCTAGCTTGTTGAATAAGATCTGCAGCATATATATCTTGAGCGATTGCAGTAGCGTAATCTGTTCTTTGTTTTACTGATTGAGGATCTTGAGAATAAGCTTTAATATCATATTCTTTATTAGATATACCATTTACAACTATGTCTACAAACTTAGAAATAACTGGTACTGGTTTCCAATCTAAATTTAAATATGATAAATCTCCATTAATTGCTAATTCGTCTTTATATTTTTGTACAGGTTGTTCTCCTCTTGCGTATAATCTTAAATAATGATAGTTATTCCAATTTGTTAAATATCTATTACCATTAGTTCTGCCTTGATTAAACCACTCTGTCTCAATAGCAGATGCTACTTGGGAACCATATTCAATTGAAGCTTTTTCTGCATCTGGTACTACCTGACTTGGAAAAGCGCTATTAGAATTAGTGTATATTTTCATTTATTCAATTATTTTTGAAGTAACTCCGGTGTTTGTGTATTTTTTAATCCCTAAATCATAAATTTTTCTATCAATTATAGGGTTGGGTCTATATTTATGTTTATTACAAGCCATTATAGCAAGTCCAGAACTTATAGAAGCATCATGCGAAGTTCTATTATTTATATCAAATTTAGCCCAATCTTGTAATGTTCTTAGGAAGTACAAATCCCCGTGTGTACCGTCTTGCCTTAATCCTATATAGTCTTCTATATATGATTCTATTGCCGCTGCATGTGCCTGCTTTATATCTTCAGATGAGTTAGGTATACCACCTATTTCTCTTTCTGTTACTGATAATTTAGTATATTTTTTATCTGGCCTATTTATAGAGTATCCTCTATATCCTCTTCTTTTAAAATAATATAAAAGTCTTGGTTTATTATTTTCTGCAAGTATAGGCATTCCATAAAATATGCATGCCATTAATACATCTTCAAAAAATATCTCAGCTGTTTGTGGTCTAGCTATGTATTCTAAGAAAAAATGATTAATAGGATGGTTTTCCATGCTAAACTTAGTTAAGCCATGTAATGATCCATTTGAACCTCTTTTATCTACTGTTCCTGAAATATCATAAGGATCACACCCAAAAGCCCCTATATGTTCATTGCCAGGATATTTAAATCCATTTTTACTTACTATTTTATTTTGTAAATGATATGGTGGTACCCAAGAAGCAAAAAATCTTCCTTTATTATTGGGAGCAAAGACCACTTTACTATCTTTTATACCATCAACCCAATGGAAATTTCCCTGAGTTATTAATCCACTATTTTTAGTATCAGAATTCCAATCAATTTGCTCATATATTTTAACTAAATTAAATAAGCTATTTTGAGCTTCATCCCTAAAAGCATGCTCTTCTGTTCGTGGGAATTGTCTATAAAATTCATTTAAAGCATCATGATCTCCTTTTAAACCATCAACTTCATTTTGCCAATAATTTATAACCCCTATTTTTATTTCTGTCCCACGGGCATCAGTCGTTTTGGTTTTCGGTGTGTCGAATACAGGTAATCCATAAGAATCAATGTATCCCTCGTAATTCCATTCCATAGGAATGAACAGATTATAGAGTCCTGAGCGAGTCTGTCCGTTGGCATTTCTTTTTGTAACATCTGAATCATAATATAATTTTTTAAAATTATCACCACCTTTGTCTAATGCATTAGAGGTACTTCCCATCATACATTTTCCAATAATTCTGCTACCAAGTCTTAATGTTGTTTTTGTAACCCTCCAATTATTTAATATATTGTTAGGTCTTTCCCATTTACCACTTTCATCATGTACTAATAGTTTTAATTTTTCACCATCATAACTATTATCGCCAGTATTTTTCCAATCAATTGTAGTATCTAGCCCTTGTAAGTCAATTGCCATTTCCCCACTTATAATCTTTCTTCTAGTAAATTTAGAAGCTGGTACTCTATATGCTAATTCCGTTTTAGGTCGATCCATACCATCTTGAATCGGTTTAAAAAAGAAAGGATAATTAACTGAAATAGGTACGACCTTATCAGTAAACATTGTTTTAGCATCTTGTCCAGTTTTAGATAATATTCCATATCTGGAATCACTTGATATTGTAGCTAAATTAATTACTTCTCCAGATCCCATAAAAGAGAATCCTGATCTACGATTTTTAAGGTAACAAATTCCGTAGCATCTTGTGTCTGCTTTACAGGCTTCCCAGAATATAAAGAATAATCTATTGGCCTCTCTAAAGTCTGGTGGCCCAATATCAATCTTACTCCACTGCAAGTACATATAATGAGTCCCAGTAATATAAGTAGGAACATTTTTATTATAAAACCAAAAACCCAATTCTCTTTTATTGAATTCTTCATCAATATAATCATACCATTTTTCTTTAAAATCATCTGGATATTGCTCCCAATCAAATATAGTTTTTATTCTATTTAAAACTTTAGGTATAAGAGTCTTTTCCCATGTATTATTACTAAACTTCGTTATATCTTTAACAGGTTTAGGTAAAGCTATTTTAAGATTTTGTATTTCATATACTTCACCAATTTCACCAGTCTTACTAATAACTATAAAATCATGGTCTTCATTATACCCATACTTCCATTTTTTATACCTATTTTTTTGTTTAAGAATTTTAGGTTTAATATAATTAGGTAATATTTTATATAAAGTTTGTATATACATTATTTAGACCTCCCTTCTGCAAAACCTTTAAATTTATTTGGTTTTTTTTCATTAACTTTAGGTTTTTCATCTAATACATTCTTTTCTTCTTCGATTCTATTTAAAATTTCAAAAGCATCAAATATAGCTA